TTGTGGTCTGTGTTCTGCGCGAGAACTCCAGAGTGTACTGCGTATCATCGATCTCAAACTCAACCTTTTTAGCCATTGCTAATTCCTCCTTTGAGTAGCGGAAGCGCCGGGATTTGAACCTGGCAAAAGGGCCTACCCTGCCCCCAAAAGCTGGCGCGCCTTAACGGTGGCGCGCCTTACCGTTAGGCTGTGATTCTATCCCAGGGTGTTGTCGGAGCGATATGGATGACGATTTCACGTACATCGTTGACGCCCTTGCCGGAGATGGTGTAGGACAGCGTACCCTTGCCGCCGAACTTGCCGAGAGCACCTGTCGGTGTCGGATCTGCACCAGCGACTTCTGTGCCGCCGAACCATACAGCATAGTCCTGGTTCTGGCCCTTCAGAGCATCCAGGGCATCGCATGTAGCGACGTCATAGTTGGCTGTGAAGTCCATGGAACCATCCGGGTTCTGAATGCCCGGGATGTATGTGCGTGCGCCATCGCTCAGGGTTGTGGTCTCAACATTTTCCGGGGCCGCGAGGATATCAGGGTAATCTTTGATGTCGCAGACCTTTGTGTAGTCAGCGCCTGTGCCCTTTGTCATGAGGAAGGACAGATAAGTAATAGTTGCACTGTAAGCCATGCTTACCTCCTGTAAAAATGTGTATCGCTTGCTACGCCCTCGTAGCGGAGGGTGAGCCTGTATACCGTTTCATCGTGAACATCGGTACCGTAGACGGTGGTCTGCGTGGAGTTGCGGATCGGTGACATCGCGGTGCGGCGGAAATTCATCCGCCTCATCGTTTCGTCGACAATCGCCGCGAGCTTCCTGCACTCCGTCTTACGGCCGTGCTGTACATTGCTGAAGATGTTGACCTCGAACGTCATTGCCGTGAATTTCTCTCTCAATGACCCGTCCTCGTACACGGGGTACGAGTCAGCCATTTCGATCGATACGTGCGGGAATGTGTTCGGCCAGTTTACATATACGGAGTCGGTGTCGACCCCATCGCCCAGGGCTTCAGCGACCCGGGTGAATACTTCGTTTTCCTTGTCAATCACCGCTGAAGACCTCCTTTGCGATTCCCGCGAACATCTCGGTCAGCCTGCGTTTAGTGCTATACATGACCGCGTTCGCAGGGCTACCATACGTGTGTATCAGGCCGGGCCTACCTCTCGCGCGTTCTGTCCCCGGAGGAGCAAGCGGCGGTAGGTGTCCCTTGTAAAACCACCCGTGCGGGCTTTTACCTCGACCTTGACCGTACGAGCCTGGGTAGAACCCGTACTGCCGCATATACGCGTTGTCGAACATGCGGCCCGTACCAAACTCGACAAACAACACGGATTCCCCGGTTGCGCGGACTTCCGCGCTGTACCCGGAGGAGGTCTTTGTGATCTTCACTGTACGGTCTACGGTTGCATCGAGATCGCCAGCAAGCATAATGTCATACTCGTCAACGCTGGCAGTTGTGTAGTAGAAGTTAGCAATCTCAATGCCTTCGTCTTGAAGCCGCTGAACAAATTCCTTGGCCTTCTGATCGAGCCACTTCCTGCGGCGCTCCATCTTGCGGATCGCAGAGTTGATGCTCCGCTCGGATAGGACGTTAAGATCAATAATCACTTAACATCAACCGCCTTTACCGTGATCGAGATCGAATTCTTCGACCGTGATACATGCCCGATGATGTAGTCGTACGGTACGTTTCCGTCGCTTCCTGTGGCAGGAGTGAGGCCCTCTGAGGGCTCCAGACTGTCACTGGGCTCGAGGCCTTCAGTCGCGTCCTGCGGGAGCTGATCGATCCAGAATACAGACGTGGGTCTGACATCCAAGTTGGGCTCGCACAGCACGATGACCTTGTCGTACGCCTCGACAGACCCGAACTGCTCGATACTAACCGAGCCAGTCGCCGGGCTGATGTTGCCCGACTTCTTGATCGGTAGCGTATAGGTAATGCGCTTCTCGCCAGTCCTAAACCCGTTCTCATCGAGAATCGGCTCAACACTCACCGGGTTTGCAAAGTAGAAGATTGTCTCGTTACGCTTCAGTGTCCGCATCGGAAGCCTCCGCAGAGGATGCGCCGAGGATCGCTCCCATCGGGGTGATCTTGCGGATCAGAGACAGCGGAGTATCCGCTACCTCATACATCCGGGTGATACCATTCTCGATGTGGTTCAGCTCACCCTCGGCTCCTCTTTTGTTCAGGTGGTAGGCGGCGATGTCTACCTGTACGTGATGGTACCGGGCAGGCACCTCTTTGCCCGTGATATCCTGATACGGATACAGGCGGTTGAGCACTTCGTCAGCCGCAAGATCAAGGAAGGCAGACAGCACAGCCTGGTCGGTTTCATCAGTTTTGCTCTTAAGTACTGTGAGCATTGTTTCCGTAGTCATGCTGTCCTCCTCGGCTTATCAGCCTGTGATCTTCGCAAGCTTTGTGGCGTCTGTCAGAGCCGCAATGTAGTACTTACGAGAGATGATTGTGTTCTTTCTGATGTCAGCATCAGCGGAAGAACGGGAACCGAGCTGATAGTCTTCAACTTCTGTGCCAGTCTTGACGAACAGAGTGACGGCTTCCTTGGTTGCCAGATAGATGGTGTTTGCCGGGACAATCTTGGACACGAACAGGTTTGTGCCTGCAACTGTGCCGACATAGCCTGTACGAGCGAATGCTTCGACATACTTCAGGCTGTCGCCGAGGCCCTTGCGGATCTTAGCCAGCTGAGCGACGTTGAGCAGAGCAAATGTAGCGGGAGCGCCCATGTCGTTTGCTTCGACGTTCAGCTTAGCCTGTGCGTCGACGAATGCATCGAAGTAGGCATTACCGCTCAGAGTGACTGTCATAGCCTGTGTAGCTCTGCCGAACTCTGTGATGATGTCAGCGTTCATTGTGTTGAACAGGTCTGTACCTGCATGCTGAGCAATGACCAGACCAACATACGGATCCTTCATCTGCTCTTCGTCATACCAGATACCTGTGTTCTGAGCTGTGAGTACTTCGTACTCGGTGTCGCCATAGCCCATTTCAATGAACTTGGAGTTGCCCTGCTTCAGAGCGAGCTTCTCTGTAGCTGTTCCATTCTTGTCAGAGGACTCTGCAGTCTCGCCCTGGGCGGGTGTGGTAACCTTGCCGTAGTAGGTATGAATGACCTTCTTCATGCCTGCAACGCCGACAAGGGAGTTGTCGATGGTGCAGAACTGAGCGTGGTCGACGTGAGACCTGAACTGGTCTTCAACTTCGTTGGCAAGGACAAAATTTTCATAAGGTACGTTTGCCATTGTTTAATTCTCCTTATCAGCTTCATAGAGCTGTTTGTATTCCTCCGGGTGGGTCTGCTGAAACTGGAATCGATCCGCTGTGGACATAGCCCTCAGCTTCTCCAGTGTCATGCCCCCGGCGGAGTTATTGCCTGTCGGCGGCTTCGGGGTACCGCGCATCAGCTCAGCCTTCAGATCAGCCTCACGCTTCTCAATGAAAGCCTTCTGATTTGCAAATACGGTGCTCAGATCGCCGGAGTACATCGCCTCCGCGGTCTTCACTGCGAGCTCAGCGTCGTAGCCAAGCGCCAGCAGTTGTGTGGAGTTCTCACTGATCGCGATCTTTTTAGTGAGCTCCTGGTTCTGCTGAACAAGCTTTTCACGCGCTTCCTTCTCGTCCGCTTCCCTCTGCTCCGCCTCGGTCATCTTGTTCCGTAACTGCTTCTTATAGTCAGCCGCTTCGGAATTCGCCTTACTCAAAAGGTCCTTGAGGCGCTTCACTTCATCGTCACTCTTGGGGGCCGGAGTAATCTCGGGCTTGCCAAGGTTCAATGCTTCGATCGCTACCGCGATCTCGTCCTCGGTCATTCCTTCGTGGTAGGACTCACCGAGCAGTGTCTGTAAGTAAGTGTTAGCCATTGCTATGATTTCTCCTGCGATTTGTGTCTTCCCTGACAATGTGTGCGTGTTGTTAAGGCGGTTTCCCTACCGCCGTATGCTCAGCTGTCTGAATACGTCAGCCAGCATCTGCAGTTAATGTTGTTCTCGGGCTTGATGAACTCGCCCGGGTACGGTGCGTGGTCGCCGTCGTAGGTGAAGAACTCATCACCCAGCGGCACCACATGAGCTTCGAGATACTCGTGCGTCCTGCGGACCCTCGGGTCCAGCATGGTGCACCATATTTTCGTGGGAACCCGTCCCGTTTTCTGGGACACTTTGACCGCAAGATCATATCCTCCTGCGTTATAGTCCCGGTGGTACTCGGTCTCGATCACTCGGATGAGCGCCATCTCGTCGCCAGCGCTCAGGTATTCACGGACACGGTCCTCGAAATCCTTACCGTCGATCTTCTTGTAGATCGTGTCCCGCATCTGCCGGGCCTGCTCCTCTTCTGTGAGAAGAGAATCCCAGTAGGCCCAGTCGCCTTCGTCAAACTCAAGGTCTTCGCCTGTGTGCTTCCGCCCGAGCAGGTAAGCGTGCAGGAGCAGGTTCTCAAGGGTGGCGATGACCTCGTCCGGGCTTTTGCTGATCAGCTCCGACCCGAGCAGGTGGAGCTCATCAAACTCAGCCAGGTATTCTTCCCGACTCATTCCTGCGCCGGGTTCTCTTTGCTTACCATCTTCCGCTTCAGCTCAACGACAACAATCTTGCCGTTCTCAATCTTTACCTCAGCGGGGTTTTCATGCACGAATAGAATCGTCCTCAGTGCTTCGATCGTCTGTGGACTCAGATTCCGTCTGCTCATCGTCTACCCCCTTTTCTTGCACACTCGCGTTGTACTCGACGCTCTCGAGATATGCTCTCTCCGGGTCAACGAACATTCCGCAATGTTCAAACGCGAGCTTAGGATGAATCTTTTCAGAGGCGAGCATGGCGGTCAGCACGGTGGCCTTCTGCAGGATGTTCTCGTAGTTGCGGCGTGTGAACTGGATCTTGATATCGCCAATCTTCAGCTTCACCCCGGCGAGCTCCTTGCAGATCCTCAGCATGATCTTCAGCATCCGCTTCTCGGACGCCTTGAACATCGACTCTGTATTCTTCGCTCTTGACTCCGCATCGCTCCAGCCGTCACGGACGATTGTCGCGGTGCCTGTGTCGGATGTGGACGATCCGCCGTTGCGGTTCGGCATACCGACGATCTCCAGGACCGCCTGATACTCGTGGTCCACCAGGGTCTGTGTGGATGTCTGGTCGAGCGTATTCACCAGGTACTCCACCCGCGCCTTGAAGTTCGGGTCTGTGTCTTTCAGCTTCAGCGCGCCCCTGTCGAGCAGGGACTCGTAGTCTTTGTCGTCGAGGTCCACGTTGTATAGCACGAGCAGGGCCTGGATGAACTGCTCAAGTCCGTTCTGTCGGTCCGACGCGGACTTGTTGATCGCGTTCAACAGCGGGATTACCACCTCGAAGCACCCCATGCGCTCGTTATTCAGCGGGTACTCGATGATCGGCACGTCGCCCAGCACGTGCGGCTCCTGTCGTACGATCTTCTCGCCGTCCATAATCTCGAAGTACTCGCTGTCCGTGTAACAGACATACAGATCATGGTCGACCCCGTCATCACCCTTCACGCGGATGTTGATGCACCCGAGCATCGGTTTTCTGCCGGGTCTGTTCTGATAGACCACGAACGTGTCTCGCGGGTCCAGCGTATTCAGCTCGAACGGCGCTTCGTCCTCCGTCACGTCGGCCATGCCGTCGGGGAGGATCAGCCTGTACGCGGTACCGCAGATATGGTTCCAGTCAGCGAGTGCCTTGTCTTTGGTTTCCTTGTCCTCGGAATTCACAAACGCATTCAGCTTCGCGATCGCATCGGTGACCGCGCTGTCTGCGCTTGTCGTGATGTACTGGATCGGTTCACCGAAGCAGTACCCTACCTTGAAGTTCACGATCTGGTTCGCTCTGTTCTCGACAACCAGGTTGTTGATGTCCGGGCGGACCTTCTTTTTTCTCGTCAGGATCGGCTGTACGCCAAGGTAGTACTCGTACAGCATCTTGCAGTCGATCCTGTTCCTTC